GAAGCACGGAGCTTGGCGGTTGTTACCGTTGCGTTACCGTATTCTTCAAGGGTCACAGTAACTTGGCTGTCGCTCATTGCGACTGGGGTTACATCTTCTGCTTCACCAAGAGCAGTGGTTGCTGCTGCAAGGTCTGCAAAGACTGTGAACTTGACGGATGCACCTGGGTTAGTTGCGTTTGTTGCTTGAACAGATGCGAACTGGTCGAAGTACATTTCTGGGCGAAGGGCAAAATATGCCAACTTCTCAAAGGCAATCTGGTCAACCGAAAGGTTGGAGGTGCCTGTTTCTGCTGCGTAATAATCAGCCATTTGGGTTTTTCCTTAAATTTTAGAGGGGGGTTTGGTTAACCAAGGTTGACACCTTGGGCTTGTGCCTCTGCAAAAATGTCGGAAATTTCTTCTGCTGACGCAGCATCCCTGATTCGTTTAACCCATGATGGTCCTTCAGATGCAGTTTCGGCTCCGGCAGCAATCCTATTGGACTGCTTCCATGCTGCCTGGTCTGGGTCTTCCTGAACAGTTTGGGGTGTAATCAGTTGTGCTTCTTCTGCGGCCCGCCTAATGGCATCTGGAGTTAAGTCACCGTCGTAACCTTTAACGAAATACTTGGCCATTGGAGAAGCAGGGTCTATACCCGCTTTTACAAAAGCTAGTTCACGTTGGGTTGCTGAGAATTCCGCAACTTGTTTGCGTAAATCTTTGGCTTCCTTTTCCAGTTGTTTCATCCTTGCACGAACTGGGTTCGTTTCAGATGCTGGCTGGTCGTAGTCGTCTTCGTTGAAATCATCTTCAAAATTTGACATTATGGCACTCTCCTTGGTCCACATCACACCGGAGGGTTGTGATGGCTACATATTTTTTACACCCCGTTTTGCGCTGATAACTCAGGGGGTGGTTATCAGGTTCTCCCATCGGGATACGTTTTTACATTAGCACATTTTATTGGCCGACGGTGCCTAGCCCTGTGGTTCCTGTTTGTGTTGCTGCGAAGCCTCCACCTTGCTCGAAGGATGCTTTGCGTTTCCGTTGACGAGCCGCAATACGCTGGGCTGCTGCGGCATTGGTGCCGAGTGCACCACTGATTTGTTCTTGACGGGTGATTGTTTCTTCGCCAGCCAAAGTTGTATCAAACAATTCCTTTGCACCTGAAAGACTTGCAAATCCTTTACGTGCTTCGGTTGGGTCAATGCCTTGTAGTGAAATTGATTCTGCTTCTTGGGCGGACAATTGAATTTGAGCTTGTGTTTGTGCTTCAGCCGCAATTTGGGCAGCTTGTGCTTGCCTAAGAACAATGTCTTTTGATTTAGTTGGGTCAATAAAGAAAGCGGCGAGAGTGTCGTCAGTCACCATGTAGAGGCGTTTCATTTCCGCAATAATTTGCGGGTCGGCATCTTTCACGGCTTTGTAGCCAAGGGAAATTCTTTGAGCTAATTCGTCAGGGTCGGTGTCGTTGCCAATAAATTTTGCAAAATCTTCTTGCGTATCGTAAAACCCTATTGGCATGCCTGCGGTGCGTAACTTCTGGCGGTAAGCATCCTCATACTGAAGATAAGCCGCAGGCGACAATTCGGGAAGCTTTGCAGCAATGCGAGCTGCATTGCCAGCAAACCTATCTTTATACGTTTTAGTATTGCGAGCTGAGTTGATAATCAAACCTTCATTGTCAGCCAAACCAGGGTTGTCTTGTACGAACTGCCATGCTGCATCAATTACATCCTGGGCATCCAACTTGTAAGGTCGAAGATAACCAGCCAGTGTTTCTTTTGCGTCAGCCATTATCTGACCTTACCAAACGCACGAACCAAAGAAGAACCAATCTTATTGGCAAGGTCATTAGCCTGTTGCGTCTGATTCCAACCATAAGAAGCTTCAGTACGTAACTTGCGGCTCCAATCAGAAAACGACATCGGAGCATTAGCTTTTTCAGGGCCTTGATTTAAAGCCTGAGAATACAAAGGGTCAGTCCAGTCAATAGATTCCTGGTCCTTCTCTAAGGTACTGGCAGCAATGCGGGCATACGGGTCAATGATTTGCTTAAATGTACGGCCCGATTCAAAGTCGTTAGCAAAAGACGGGTACCAAGATTTTGCTTGTTCTTTCATGTAGGTCTGTAAAGTTTCGGTTGATTCAGCACCAGTAGCAATTTTACTAATCCACTCATTTACAAAAGTCTGACGAGTGCCACCACGGGTAGGGTATCCCCAAGTGTCAAGTGTTTGGTTTACTTTTGTGCCGACAAGACCTTGACGTAGTTGGACAGTATCGGAATCATCCTCGACAAGAAGACTTCCTAAACCGTTAGAAATCATTTGGTCAGTCCACCCTTCACGGATAGATTTAACAGCCAAGTCTTTAAACTTTGCTTCGTTAACGTCAATTTTTACGCCGCTACTTTGAGCGAGTGATTGTATTTTCAATACATTTCCGTCAACCATTTGTTTGCGTGTCGCATCATTGGCTGTGTCGTAAGCAACAGCAGAATCGGTTAATGTCTGCCAGAATTGTGTTCCACGCATCTTGGCATTTAGAATCTGTGCCGACGGGGGTGTTGGTGAAGTAACAGCATCACGGAAAATCTGTTGCAACTCAGGGTACTGCTTCATATATGCAGACAAAGAAGGGTACATCTTTTCAATCTGTTGCTGATACGCAGGAAGAAGTTTCCCAGATTGAACACCAGCTTCGTTTAGGTTTGATTTCCAATCTTCGGAAAAGTTTTTGTATGCAGACATACGGCGGTTATACACAACACTGCCGACTGGTACTTTCCCACCATCGGTATAGTAGTCATTAACAGATTTGTATGATTTTGTTAATTGGTTATTTTTTAATCCAAGAAAATCTTTATCGAGGGATTTTTTTAGTTTTTGTACTTCGTCAGCCATTATGAACCTTTAATAATTTCTAGCATTGAGTCGGCAACATTCATTGCCTGGAAATCTTGTGCTTCGCCTTTAAACTTTGAACGCAAATTTTCGTTAGCGTACGTTTGCATATTAGGCGCGTTTGTGGAACCGTATGCTGCGTTGCGTTCAAGTTGCTGGTACGACTGGACCATACCGTCAATTTGTGCTGATGACAAACCACGGCCAAGTGTTGACATTGAAACTGATTGAAATACACTTTTCAAATCTGTTGGGCTTGTAACATTTGCAGCACCCGTGCCAGCTCCTGAGCTGAACATGCCGGAAGTATCTTGTCTTGCAAGGGTCAAGGCAGATGTCATTTCTAAACCTTGTTGGTTGGCGTAACGGAGAAAACCTGCAACAGCACTAATGTCTGATGACGAGTTGCCGTTTCCTACTTCTCCTCCCCCGTAATAACCAAGTGATTTAAGATTACGAAGAAACTTTAAAAGTCCTTGTGGTCCCTCTTTGGTTAATTTGTCACCAATGATTGCAGTTGGGTCTTGGTCAATCAAATACTTTGGGCGGGTTGCGCCGGTTTTAGTATTGAGAAGTTCTGTGCCGGTGTACGTTTGAACAACACCTGATGGGTCTGTCCATTTACGAGCCGGCAAAACATACGTTGAAGGGAGGCCGGTCGTTCCTGTTGATGTGCCTTGCGAAGCCATCCACGCAAAGTATTTTTGTTGTTCTGCTTTGGAAAGTTTTGCTACTTGTTCTGGTGTCAAGCTTGCATAATCAGGACTTGCTGGAGGGGTGGTTGTTGTTGGAGTTGTTGTCTCCATAGGTTTAGGGGCCATTAGTTATCCAATTCTGGTAGAAGTAATCTGTCAAAAACACGGGCAAACTCAGGCGTTTCTTTTACAAGACGTTCACCTTGGAAACGTAAAGTAGCACGAAGCCCTGCAGCATCATCGCCATTCCAAGGTTTTTTGGCAGCCATTGCTCCGCGCATCGCCATGTCACGCAAGTCAAGATATTCTGTTAACGCCATAGCAGTTTCATTATTTTTCAAACGAGGGTCTGCAACAGCAAGACGGAGCATCTTCATGTTTTTGTCATTCTTTGTGACATCCATAACAGACTCTGAAACCATACCAGGATATTCTTTTTCAAGGAGAAGTTTCTGTTGTGCGAGTGACAAACGGGTTGCGGCATTTGGTTTCGGTCCAGCCATCTCAACAAAAGAACGGTACTTATGCATACCTAAAACGTATTCAGCCATTGCAACTTGCGTAGGGATAGGCGGTACACGTTCACGTTTGCCGGTATTGATTTGGTAAAGCCAAGCAGCATGGTCATAGTTAGAACCTTTAGGTGCAAAATAACCAGCAATATCACCATAAGGAGTGTCAAACAAATCGGCATTTTCCAATTCCCATTTAGTGAACTCTGTTGATGCTTCAACACCGGACATAAGTGACTTTGTTTTACCAGCCATAAATGCATAAGCTTCTTCACCAAACATGTGAATATACCGTTCTACTGCGGTGTCGTAGTCTTGGCTTTGTAGTTTGTGAAACTCTGCCGTTAAAGAACCAGAAAAAATATTGCCTGATTTTGTACGAACTTTTGCTTCTACGGTTGGGGAAGCAGGTCCAATTCCTTGGCCAATACCACGCATCATTGTAAGAATTCTAGCTTTGTGTTCAGCTTCTTGGTCGAACTGTTTACGTTCTTCAGGGATGCTTAAATCGTATTTACCTGTTGCCATTTCAACACGGATAACTTCAGACAAAGTATCTGCATAAACTCCAGCAGAGCGTGGGTTGGAAACAAACGCGGAAATAACTTTACTTAACCAGCCAGGAGCATATTCAGATATGTCTGTTGGTGATTTTGATATACCGTAAGGCATAAAGAACGTTGCAAAGTCACGCAGTTTTGGTGAACCATACGCAATTTTTCCAAGTGGGAAACCAACAACAGGACTAAATCCTGGGGTGAAGTTGAACACCATGTTTAAACCTTTAAGTGGTGCTTGAAGGTTGTAGTTGGAACCAGTGTCTTCGCCGCCAGTAATTCTGTTAAACAATTTAAACACTTGACCCGACATTGGAAGGCTATACATCCAGTCGCCAGAAATAGGGTCCTTATGCAATATGCCTTTGTTGCGCAAAGATTCGCTTTCTTTGTTTCCTGCAAGAATTTCAAATTTACGGCCAGCAGCAACAACTTTGTCTGGATTTTTAGCAAGCAAACCAATCCATGTTTTTGTTACTTCTGCCCATGCAGCACCAAACGGGGCGACAATTCGAGCAGCATCAGTAACAGAGTTGCGGGCGGATGCATCAAACAACAACCCTTCAATTTTGTCAAGTGTTAAAGAGTTAGCAAAAGCGTGGATTTCGTCACGGCTCATCCAGCCTTTAGCGTTGTCAAGAGATGCAAACAATTCATCAGCATCAACATTTCTACCAAGGTAATCCTTGACTGTAAATGTGCGGGCAAATCCTTTTGACTTAGCCATGCTTGCATAGTTTTCGGTGCGTGAAATAATTATTTGTTTCATTTCTGCTGCCGCTTCAGGTGACAACAACGGGGCAAGACGATTAACTTCTTTTGTGTATTCTTGTCGCCAAAGTGGTGAACGGTCAAGGAAGTTATGCGCACGGCCCATCAAACCATCAAAGAACATACGTGTTGCCTGGTCAAGTTGAGAAACTTTGGCTGCCATAAACTTAGGGTCAGTACCGCGACCTTTATAGAAGTTGGGAAGTTTAGGGTCTTCAACCTTTGAAGCCAGATAAGAAATCAATTCTTTGCTTGCTTCACCCTTTGGACCAAATGCTGGTGCGCCATTAAATGTTCCACTTGAAACAACTTCTGTTAATACAGGGTCGGAACCAGTTTTGAGAGACAAACGTTCTTTCTGCATCGACTCAATACGTAAACGGATGTTGGCAGGGGTTGGCTCAACAGGGACAATTTTTGAATTGCCAGCAGCATCGTAAAAAACTTCACCGCTAGACATTGTGTTTTTTATTTCACGTAACGCTTTTTGTGCGGAAGCATCTTCGGAGTTAAGCCATTTAATAACGTCTTCAACTTTTGCTCCGGCAGCTAAACGTCGAGTGATTGGGTCATTAAACAACTGACGAAGTTCGTAGCTTCCAGCTTTAGCCCATTTAGCTGGGTCGTTTTTACTGATTACAACAAAATCACTGTTTTTAAATTGTGATGTAACCATATCCATGCGGCCTTCGGAACCATAAAATGCTGCGCCAAGCATCTCTTTGTATCCTTCTCCGGCACCTTCGTGTGCTGATGCGATATTTTTCCAACCGTTAGGGTTGAATTCTTCGCCAAGAGCAATGTCGTCTGGAAGACGGTTGTGTGTTGCAACTAGAATATGGTCGACAGAATGTGTGAACACGTTGTCCATATCGGAAAAAGCAAGACGAGCTTGTGCTTCCATAGTGTTACGTACGCCATAAGCAAGAGAAAGTTTCTTAGCGTTCTTCCATACCTTTGTCATTGCAAAATCAACAAGACGTAACGGTACGCGAATATCACCAAGTTTTTCTAAATCTTTTTTAGAAAGGTCAACACCAAATTTCTTTAAAGCATTAGTACGCAATTCACTTTTTTTAATGAAACGTTGCAAACCCTGTTTGCCTGTAAACACACCTAGGAACGATGTCATGCGGCGTAACTGTTGAACATCTGGAAGTTCTAATGGTGTTAGCTGAAGTTCGCTAAGCAACCCAGGGCCGCCATGTTCCATGCCTTTTAGTTCGTACTGACCGTTATCTGCAAGAACTGCCGCATATCCATTATCGGTACGTAGACCTGCTTCACCAACACTGTAAATTCCTCGGCCCGATGCTGCGTCGTATGCTGTTCTCCACATGTCTGACGATGCTTGTGCTTCTAATATGTCACCAGTTTCTTCTAGGATGCGACTGTAAACAATGTTTGATATTTGGTTTGATATTTCAAACAACTTGCTGCGTTCACCAGTGTTCATTGCTTCTGCAAACCTGGCAACAATTTGACCCCTCATAGGGATAGCTGTATCTGCCTTGTCTACTACGTTTAAATTTTTTCCTCGAACACCAGTTTTCAAAAATGAATCAAGGTCCCTTAAAGCTTGGAGTTGCGCACGTTGAGAACCAAAAATATCTAGAGTTTTTGATTTTGGACTACGACCAAACAAAGGACCGGCAAAGTCTCCTGCTTTTTCCATGATTGTGTCAACACGTGAAACAGCTTTTAACCTGTCAAAAGTTTTAGACAAACCAAAATTCATATCACCAAGATTGGATAAGCCAGGTGTGTAGCCAACGTTTTTATTGATAATGCCAACCATTTCTGATTTTGATTCAGCACTAATAATTTCATCCATAATGTTTAGTGGGAGTCTTCCATCAAACATTTCCCACAGTTGGTACCAGGATTCGTAGCGTGAAGTTACATTTCCTTTTTCTGCTTTTTCTGCTACGGCCCAAATTTTATCTGCCGCATATTTGCCGGCGCGAGATTGTGTAAAGAACGAGTTGAATGTTTCTGGGTCTACCATATCTCCGTAGCCAGGCAGATGACCGGCTTCTTTCATTGCTTCTAATTCGTCTGCTTGTGTGCGTAGTTCACCGGCGCGGGTAGCCAGTTCTCCTGATTCGCGGGCAGCATTAATTGCTTCGTTGACTGGTAGACGTTCACCAGTTAAAACATCAGAGATATCAACATGTTTCATTGGGTCGAACAAGATTCTTACTTTGTGGTTGAACTGTCCACGACCGGCAATATTGCCACCCATGTGTTGGAAACCGTCAACACCATTTTGAGAAAGCCAGGTATTTATTGACAACCATGTGCGAATCTTATTTGTTCCGCCAGGCCGCCAAAGATAAGGTAGCTCCCCTTGATATCCTGGAGATGTTGACCTTAGTTCAAGACGTTGTCTTGTAGCATCATCAATATTCATACGTGATATGCGTTCGGAAACAGTTGGATTAAACTTTTCAGCCAATTCAGTCATTGCTTCTCTAAATACTAAATCAAGTTCAGGAGCCATGCTAACGGTGCTAACAGCCCGTGGGTCTAAAGAATCAACAGAAGCATTAAAAAACTCATCTGTTTTTCCGCTTATAAGTTGGGACAAATGTTCGTTAAAGCCAACTTTATAGTCAAGATAAAGAACGTTACTTACATTAAGCAAATCATATTCTGCTCTTAATTCAGGATTTTGTTTTATCCACTGCTCAAACGGCAACGCTGTTCCGGTTTTTTCTAATGAATCCACATTAGCTTGATAACCTTGTAAATTTATTTCAGAGATACGCGTTTGTAATCTTTCAATAATTTTTTCTTGATTAGAAACAGGAACAATATTTCTGTCAATATTAAGACTTGTAATATTGTTTTCCGCAATAAGTTTGTCTCCATTAGCAGCAGAAATTGGTTTTGTTGTTATGTCATCAAAAGAAAGAGTGCCTTTAAAAGATTTAAGTTCATCAGCAGACAATGGGGCGCGCCCGTTGTCAATAATAAATTCAGATAAATGATTAACAAAACGTGTTTGAACAGCATTAGCAGTTAAAGAAAAATCTTTAGTAATAATGTTGTTTATTTCACCACCAAATAATTTGTCGTTAATTAAATTATTAATGGAACCTGATGTTGATGAGAACTCTGGATTAATTGAGCTATGTGTGCGATTAATACCATTTTTAGTTAAACGTTCCACAATAAAAGCATGGCTATCTTCAACAACTTTTTTGATATCTAAAGATTTAAACAATTGTGATATTGGGTCATCAGGTCCAAGTAAATCAATACCGTTCATTGTTGTGTTGTTAACATCAACCCATTGATTTGCAAGTTGTGCAATAAATTCTGGTGTTGTTTGGTCTACTAAAGGAAGCTCAGGGTTAAGAAGATTTGGGGTTGCGCCTTCTGTTTCCTTAAAACGATAAATTGTTCCTGGAGCGTCATTTGGATTAAAACCCATGTATTCGTCGGTTTGCCCCAATCGAACATCCGGAGCTTTAGAAGCAGCGGGGTTTACCTGCGGGACCAAACCTTCAAACAATTTTGGTTCATCGAAATACATAGGTCTTGTGCCACGCGTGTTGACGCCGGCGTATGACTGCCCAACAATTGGCGATTCCGTTAAATAAAGACCAGGGCCGTAAAGGTTTCCTTCTGGTGTTGGGTAACGTGGGTCTTCAATAGAAACTAAAGGCCCATCAAGTGGACCGCTGCGAGAACCGTGATACCAAGTACCTGGTTGTGGTGAAAGCATTTCAACTGCTGCGTCGTTTGCGGCAAGACCAGAAACTTCAAAGTCGTTAGCTAAAACATTTAACGAGTCAACATTTGCCATGTGCGCGGCTTCGGCACCGTTCTGAGCAATGTTGCGGCTATCCATAAGGAAGTTGCCAGCGTCATCTACATAACTGATTCCTTTGCCGTATGCAAATAAAGGTTTGGCAACGTTTCTCCATGCAGTTACAGCGGCATCTGGAATTACAACTGCGGCTCCTAAACCAGCAACAATGGAAGCCATTGCATATTCTGGCGTTCCAATATCGCCAAATTCAAATTGATTTCGAACTCCTAATGAACTTGTAGAACCTAAAGCTAATGGGATTACCGAAAACGTCTGCATGGACATTCGTGCCTGAGAACGAATTAATCTGTTTGCTTCGGCGTATGCTTCTTCATAACTAATATCTTTTGTTGCAAGAATTTGCATAGCGACAGTATTGATTTGGTCTGGGTCTGCTTCAAATGCTGTGTTTTCCCCGGCACCAGCTTCAATAGTTAAAGGGATGGAACCAGCAAAATCCATTTGTTTACGTGATTTGTAGTCGCCAGCTTTACCGCCAGCACCAAAAATTCCTTCGCCTGTATCTTTAGGGTTCGCCAACATTGCGCCAAACTCTGTTGAAGCAAATACACCACTTCGCAACGGATTTTTTAAGTTAAAATCATAAAGTTGTTTTTGTGATGCGTTAGGGGCAACATCAAAAAATGTTGATGCAATACCATTTTGAGCCAAATCCCACGGCAACTGGCCAAATGCCGATGCCCAACGTGTGCCAGTTTTTAATGCGGCGTATGCATCACCAAAAATACCGCGGTCACTATCGTCTTCAGCGTTTGCTTTTTCAACAGCCATCGCAGCCAAACCAACCTTGGCAATGGTTTGGTCATTAGCACCAGAATTAACTAAAGAAAAAATAACACCAGGCGTTAAATGCGGAGCCATTTTAAAAATACGGCCATACGTTTCAGCTTGTTGTTTGGTTTTAGCTGCAAGTGCAGCAGCTTCAGGAGTAACCTGACCAAACAATTTAGAATTTGCAACATTAGCTGCATACCCAGTATTTTTATCTACATATTCTTTCATTGCCCCTAAAGCATTTGTTTCATCTTTTGCTTGAAAAATGTCATTTAGTTTCAACGAAAATACCTATCGTATGCGGAGATTAGTTGTGCAAGGTCATCATTAGGGTATGCGTAATACAACTGTTTAATTTGGTCCATTACAGGGTCACCAAAAGAATACTGTTGTGGTGGCATATCTGCAACAAAGTTGTTGTTCATTGGCATGTCAGGTCGTTGTGTTGGTGCGTTTAAGTCAACAACAGAACCAGGCATAGGCCCAGGACCACGAGACGGAGATTGCGGTTGCATGTCTGCAGGTGATGCACCCATAGGGACAACTGATTGTGTTGCAAGTTGTTTACCTGCCTCACCATACCCTTGTCCTTTAGCAGCCATTTTTGCTACAGGATTTCTTAAATCGCTACGGTTTGAATAGTCAGCCATTATTGCCCTCCAAGTCGACCAGCAAGACTAAGTACAGAACCAGGTGAACCAGGTTGTGCAGCAGCACCAGCAATTGCTGGACCGCCTGGTGGCATACCGCCACCTCCGCCAAGTTGTGCAAGCATTGCTTCAAGACCGCCAGGTCCTTGTGGTGGGCCGGCTGGTTGTTCAGCTCCCATTCCTGGTGGGGCCAAGCCTGGCATTGTTTCGGGTGCGCCAGCTGGTGCAGGTGTTGCTTGACGTTCTTGTGCGCGTTTCTGTGCAGCCATGATTGCTTCGGAAAGATTCATTTTGTTAGATGCAACTTGTGTTGCAATGTATGCAAGGTCATCTGGCTGGTATGGACCGTTAGGGTCTGCTGCTTGTGTCTGAATAGAAGACAACAGTGCGGCTTCAATACCTTCAGCAACAAGACGGTCTTTTTCTAGTTCTGGGTCTGCAATGAGAGGGTCTGCTTCACGGGCTGATTCTTTAGACATAAGCCCTGTACCAAGACGCTGACCTAAACCAACAATCAGGCTGTTGACATCTGAACCTGCTGCGGAGTATGCAACATAGTGGAAATCTGTTTCCCATAGTTTATTTGGTGTGTAATCTTTAATGCCACCACCCATGCCTGGCATGAAGAATGATTTGCCGGTGTTGCCCCAATAGGTTTTTTCTATTGAGATAGCAATTTTGTCTTCTTCAATCATGGATGACGAGAAGATTTCTTGTGCTTCTTGAACTCGGAAGTCAACGGTTGCTGCAAGGATTGAATCCCCACGGCGACCTGTACGGATGTTCGTTCCTGATTCGCCACCGAACTCGGCAGGAATGGCACCTTCAAGGCGTTCTTGGCGTTCAAGTCTGTCTAGTGCAACGTCTGTTTTGTAGCCAGGGTTTGACTGCAACTGTTGAATGTCGCCACCCTTTACGACACCTAGCTGTCCTGATTTGCCTTCAGCGATTTGGATAATCTCTGGGTTTTCGCCTGGTCGGGCTACAAGGTATTCATCTGGGAAGATGCCGCGCTCGATAGCAATTTCGGTGAGGGCTTGCAATCTTGCACGGGTGTAGTACATACCAAGAAGACCATCAAATTGTCCGTGTGCTTTGTCAAGGGTGATTCGTTGCGGAACAATTACAAGTGGCATACCAGTGCGGTTAACAATGCGGGATAGTTCTACAGCTGGTGAACCATAATACGCACTGCCACTGATAGGGTCGCGTTCTTTTTCGTATCCCATAACAAGCGTGACTACTTCGTCTGCTGATACATATTCGAGGATTGTGAACATGTCATCTTGTTGTGGTTTGCCCACGCGAAGGATGCCATCTACTGCGTAACCAAAGTTTTGTGTCAACCATTGGTAGCTGCGACTGTACGAGAAGATGCAATCCATTGGTACTGGGTTGTCAAGGTCTACTGATGGTGCAGGGAAGGTATCTAGTGGGTTGCGTAACTGCCACTCTGGGATGAGTTTGTCAAAGTTAGGTTTGATGTAGATGGGTGAGTTGCTGTATGCAAGAAGGTGACGGGCGCGGCGACGCATCTTCATGTTCATACGGTTCTGGTCCCAAATGGAAAGCATTGCGCGTTTGCGGTCACGAGCCATTTTCATGCTGCGGTCTTGACCTTCACGTAAAGCAGGGAAATAAGGCACCGGCATCGTCGAAGATACACGCATAGCCATCTGGTCTAGTCCTTGTACCAGTAGGTTTGCAACGGAAGATTTAGTGTTACGGTCCAATTCGTTCAACGGAACAACCACGTCACCGTTAGCGAGTTGACGGACTTGGCGCATTTGTGAAAGGACAGGACCTTGTGCTGTTACACGTTGGCGGTAAAGGTCAACTATTTCTTCGATTGATTTCATGCAGGACCTTTAGTGTGACTCAAACAATATAACGATAACACACGATTCACGAGTTAAGCCACGAAGGTCGCCATTGTCGGGGTGGAAGTTTAGATGTAGACAGATTTGGGATGTTCAAAACAGCCATCCATATCGACATAACAATGTCAGTACCGTTCTTTTTGTCGGTAGTCCACGAAGTTAACTCCCCAACAGCTGCCATGGTTTTCCAGGTTATACGGTTATTTGGCAAACGTATATTACCTGCCCTAAAAATCTGTGGAAGCAACGCTTCAACACCCAGTTTTTCATCCAGTTTGTTACGGCTGGTCGTGTGAGGCAGGATGTTGACCATGCTGCGGGATGCCCATTTGCGTACAAAGTCATGCTGTAAAAGGAACCGTTGTGCGGCGTTGATTTCTACAATCCAATGGGAAATTGGGTACCCCAAACGGAGTGACCGTTCTTGCCATTCATCCATAATCCCCGAATACTCACCAGTTGTGGTGTTGTACCCCAGTAGTTCTTCAGCTGTAAGTTTGCAACGCTCGATATCCACTACATGATAAAGGTTTAGTTCTGGTTGGTACAGCATCCATGTCAAAGCCCAGAATTTTGTGGGGGAAGGGTCGATAGAAACTACAGATAAAACAGGTGGGGCTAGTCCAGGGGGGATTTGCCCATGATTACGGTTGTCGTCAATACATCCAGGGTATGTAACCCCGTCATCTCCTTGACCGCCGTATATCCAAGTCTTAGAAATCAGGTATCCGTCTAGTTCTAGTTCTTCTTGCTGGTACACAACACGGAAAACATCAGGTTTGGAGTGGCGAATAAACGATAGGTCTTTCCACGGTAGGCGTTTAGGGTCTAGAAGTGGCCCGTCAGGATAGGCAGGGGAGTCAAAACGGCGTGATTCTTTGCCTGTGTCTAGTTCTGGGTAGTACGCCTGATACACAATATGGCGGTACTTGGATGATTTGAGGGGTTCCATAGCATCAACTTGTTCAGGTGTCTCGATATCTGACCCGTCGTAATCTTCATCAAGGTCGTCATACGAAACTTTGGCTAAACAATGGGCGTACAGGTCGCCTGCTCCTAGACGCTGGCCGATAACACATAGCAAACCGCCTGGGTCTACACGGGCTTCAGCCACGCCATCCCACCGTTCAAGCAGTTTGTCTCGTGATGCTGATTCTCTGGTGTTGTCGGGTGAGGCTACGTCGTCAAAAAGGCAAAGGTCGGCGCGGTGTCCAATGAATTCTGCTTCGATACCGTAGGCGCGTACGGTTGGTTCTTTGTTGTCCAACCCGTTGCCACCGATTTGTTCCACAACAAACTCGTCTGCCCTCCATAACGCTCCTTTATCTGTAGGTCTGAACCTGCCGTAGTCAATACTTAAACAACCCAAAGCATCCTGCGCCAGTCCTTTTTTGACAAGCATCGGGTCAGGGAGCATAGGCATAGGGCGTTCAAGTGTTTCACGAATACGACGGGAATACAGTTTCGCCATGTTCTGAGATACAGACCCAATCATTATTCGGATGTCACGTTTGCGGCAGATAGCCCATACAGCTACATCATGGAACAACGTTGACTTACCCGCACCAGGGGGAACGTTAATAACAACGAATTCTTTTTCTTCTGATTCGAGCCATTCAACAATTTTAAGGGCGGCATCCACCTGCCAAGGTGAAGGTACACGGCCAAGGTAATACTCACGGAAAAACCCAAAGTCTTCTAAGCCTCGTATGGCTTCTTCACAGAGATGGTCATGTGGGATAGCCGACGGTAAATCAATGGCTTCCATAAAGGCGTTGTATGAGTCGTTTTGGACTCCCCCGCCACGGGCGGTTGACTTGTTACCTTTTAACGTTTCAAGGTCATGGGATGCTTGTAATGCTTTGGCTTTAGATAGCCATTTAGAACCTGTGTTGATGTGGATGCCAGCAACACGGGAAGCATCTCCGATGGTTTTACCGGAGGAGATTGCAGCAAAGAATTTAGCTTTGTCTGCTGGGGAGACAACTCGTTTAGTACCCATATAGATACAAGGGTACCACTAAACTTCGTTACCCCAAAAACTCCAATTAGTTCTTGGTTCAGGGTTTCTTGCAAACATTTCTAATTTTTGATAGTCGGGGTACATCCCGTCAATAATGTCATACATTTCAACTGGTTTAGCGGAGTGGCGGCCACGCCTAAAACTCAAAACAGATGATTTTCTTGAATTTGGTGCAGGAATTACAGGTTTCCCTTTTGTACCAACAAAAAGCAATTCATGTTGACCTCTAAAGTAGTAGCCCATTCCAATCATTTGTTTATCCCAAACAGCACAGGTTTTATATTCAAAACCCCAGGCAGACATAACAGACAGGGCTTCTGGAACTTTTGGGGCAGTACCCCATAACAGTAAAACAGAATTTGGTTTTGCCGGAATAGGTAGAGAGCAAATTTCCTGCAATGCCATTGTTGGATATTGATTTTCAATTTTTCTTGAATTTGACTTTGAAAAAGAATATCTCCACGGAGGGTCTACATAAATTAAATCAAATGTCTCGTCATTCATAAAATTCCCTTCAAGAATTACTATTAAATTATTCTACCACTTGACTTTGTTTGCCCAATATGCGGCAGACATTTTTCCTTTAGCAATGTTAGAAGCATGACGGTCTTTGAACGCTTTGTTACGTGCAGACCCATCAGGTGAACCCGACACACCCTGTTGCCCAAACCGAATCGTTTTCACTTGGTCGCCAACTTTGGCTACAACCACGTGTGATTTAGTCGGATGGCTAGGGGTGGCTTTAGGTTTGTTGTAACCAGATACGCCTGCCCGTTTAAGGCGAGAATCTTCCGGCATTACTTCTTCTTTTTAGAAGCCGAAACCATCTTCTTGCCAGACTTCTTAGCTGCCATTTTGGCATCCTTCATTCCAGCTGCTGTGTATGGGAACTTCTTTTTTCCTACTTGTGGCATGTTACTTTCCTTTTTTGTTTCGGGATGCAGCCATGTTATCAACAAGATTAGGATACGGCCGACCAGCCTTCTTAGCCCGTGCCTTAGCTGAAGCTTTCTGAGAAGACGTTAAAGGAGTTGACTTCTTTTTAGGGTTTTCTTTTTCCCAAACAGGTTTTTGTTTCATGCCGAAACACTAACACCACATGCTATGCTGTTGTCAACTTCACAAGACCTCCACGCTGGGATAGCGGCAAGGCAGGCATGGTCGTACAACTGTTGCATGTTGCGGGACATTTCACACCAGGGAACTGGGGTAGATGTTTCCTGCAATCAGACAAGACCGTTATGTACCCCTTGGTCCTATTGTGTAAGAGAAACAAGCAGCGTTATGAACGTCATCTCATAAACATTCCGGTGTCGGCTAAAAGATTTTGGCTACGGCGACCGTGGTATCAGTTTGGTATCTAAACCGTGGGGGAAGCTAAAGACACCCTGGTGTTCTGCTCACTAACGTTCGCAGCTAACGCCCTCGCCTACGGCATCGGTTGTTGGCAGTGAAAGGGGAGTAAAACTGGTGGACAGGTTCCGCCCCGTTCCTTCGCCATAGAAATTTATGGTCTTCAGAATGAGCCTCCGGCCCCGCCAAGCGTTCCACAAATACAGCACGTCGACCACACACAGCAACCAACCAACCACCCAAAGTGACACACACCAAAAGAGTGAATCCAGACCAAAGCAATATGATATATATATAGGGGTGGGTGCCTCGGCATATACCCCAGTTGGGTTTTTTCGGGGTGTCGGGCTACAGGCAACGCGTCACCCGTGGCCAGTGGTGCTACGTATTTTGTTGGGCTAGGGGTAGGGGTGGGGGTGGTATATGTTTCACGTGAAACATTGAGAACCATTCTCAATACTTAGTGCTCGATGGTTACTAGCGCGGCCTGATGGCCTTGCTCACGTGCTAACAAAAGCAAGCACAGTGCAAACAGTAACTAGCGGCTCCCGCTACCTATGGCCGTTGGGGGTGGGATAGTAAAGCTTGACAAGTGTGGCACCTATCGAGTAGAGTGAATGTATCGGGGAAAGCTCCGATACTACGGAAAGGG